GCTGGCTACATAATTACTTACATAGCCAGCGTTGTCGTCATCGTATTATGCACTCAAATAGTTTTTGAATGCAATCTTACCACCAGTTTTGTCATCTCTCATAAATGATAAGAATACAAAACCCTCATCTTCTGATCTAGTTGAACTTGTCTGTGGCGTTAGAGTTGCTGTAGAATCTACCTCTTGTAAATTCATAGTTATCTGAGCATTACTTGGAACATTAACACCATTCTCACGTAAGTACTCCATGAACGAACCCACTGTGGTCAATCTAGGCTGACCGTCTGCACTCAATATTTCTAAGAAGGCAGTATTTCTTACGAATCTACCATCACCATTATTGTATGCAACACCTTTTACTTCATTACTCATTTTCTTTTCCTTTTTTGTCATGCATATCAGCTACCATTAGGAAATATAAGCTGTAGAACTGATACGCCTTAGCTTTTTTCAAGTAACTAGATGTTGTTTCATCTGTAATTTGAGTCTGTAAAATAGTCTCAGCTATTACATATATCAAACCATCTATTACTTCTTCTATTGACTCACGAAGATTGTTACGATTTATATCTTTACATTCTTCTAGAGTTACTGGTACTTGATGCTCATAACTCTCTGCACCTTCTACCAATCTTGCGTCTGCAATAAATACACTTCTGTCTACTATTGCATTCTTTAACTCAAATGATTCTAAGTCTTTACATGCGACCAACTGTTCACCAGCCCATCTCATTTCTTCTTCAAACCTTCTGAGTATTTCTTTGTTATTTGTTTCCATTACGCACCAACCTTATAACATATTTGATTGATTCATATATAAAACAAATGCATATAATTAAGAATATTAATTCATATGCTGTTAGACATGCATAATATAACACATCTAAATCTACGTCATAATACATATTCACCATCCTTGTCTATCTTGACTAGACTGTTTATCGAATTGATCTATCCAAGACTTCCGACCATTTTTTTTGTAATTGAAAGCATACCAGGCTCCATATCTTTTCCAAAACTTGATATGGCCTTCTCGTCTTTCTTTGTCTGTAGGTCCTGAACTTCTTGGTTTTATTACTTCATCCATCTATTAACCTCGTTCTTGCTTTAATGTGAATGTACTTATGTGTTATCTTTTTTACAAATAACTCACAAGCAATGTCTTGTTCTTTCCATTGTAACATCTTCAGCATTGTAGTTGCATCCAATCTAAACAATGGTTGTATCGGTACTACTTCACCTCTATTTCTCATCTGGTCTTCCATACTTTGTTCGACTGCAAATGTGCACCAGATTTGATTATTGTGATATCTTTCCCAAGTCATATTAATTTCATATATATCATTGGCTTTGATAATATTTGAACTTGCATTGTCAAAACACCATCGTAACCAATCTTTATATTCTTCTGGTTTAAGATATCTATTAGGTGTACCAAATACTTCATCAACTCCAACGGGTAAATTATATCTGTTGTGTTGAAAATTATATAATAACTCTAATACATGCATAATACTCCTTTCACTAATTTACTTGCTCTAGGACTTACAATTAGTATCTTGCATTTAATCTGCCTTTGTAGTGGCAATATTATCTATTCCACTACTAATTTATTAAAACATAATACTCCTTTCATTTAAGCGTAGGTAAGCTACTTACATTACTGCTTTCACTTACCTATCAGCCACCGAAACTATCGATAACTTTCTGAAGCATCTATCATTATGTCTTCGACATTCTTTATCTGATGCTTTTCTTCTTTACTAAGCTTTATTGCAAGCTTGCGTAACTTTGACTTAGGTATTTTCTTTTGCTTAATCTTTGTCTTTAAATTGTGCTCTGACATCATCAAACAACTCCTTAGTTAAGTATTCACTTCTTGTTGTATGAGGTCTTTTGTTCATCTCATACTTTCTACGTTCATCAAGTCTTTTGACTCTCTCGAACTGATACTTATCATACATTTCTTGTAAATCAAACTTCATCTTAATCATTAGCATAGCTAACAAAAAGAATGAGACTATCAAGATTGCTGATAGTATTACTAACATAAATAAATTACTCACAGTGACTCCTTTCTTGTTGTATTGCAAGGGTATATTATATTAAAGATATCTAGGTAGCATTACACTACCTAGTATCTATCATTTGGTTATCTCATAGTAATCTCCTTATAGTTTGTTCTCCTTTATACAACTATAGGTAACTACTCTACCATATCGATCTACTTGTTCTACGGCTTTCAATAACTCAGGTTTGCTTAGTTTATCTATCTTATCCATAACCTTATCATCTAACTGTACTCTATCATAGTTAGTAAAGATTAGGATTAGTTGATTGACTAAGTCTTTCTTATCTGAATAACTCACGATGACTTCTCCTTCCACGACTCTGCGTGTATTGTAGGGTATCTAATATAAAGAGTAGGCTGTTACACCTACTCTCTATCATTTATAAACTGCCTTTAGTATGTAAACCTACATATCTAACTGCATTACCGCCAGGTGTAATATAGGTAGCAACTTGTTTATCATTATTCCATTTAAAGAAATAACCAGTCCATTTAAGAACTGATGTATCAAAGTTACTTATATCACACAAATCAGAAGTACTTGCAACTATACTTGACAAAGACATTCTAAATGTTTCTACATCAGGTTCACTATCAAAGATAACTCTCAACTTAGTTGGTTTCTCTTCTTTTTTACTACATACTTCATTGCCTATCATAGGCTGTACTACATAATCCATATCAAACTCCTTTTAGTTAATTTAACATTTTTCAACGCTTTATGGATAACAAAGCGTATAACGATGGGGGGTACTTTATGTATATACCACATGCATACATTCTAGTTGCATTTTTAAAAAATGGGTTGTATATTATTGTAATTATGAAAATTCCTAAAAAAATTTTGTGGAATATGGTTATGGAGGGATCTTTACAGAAATATGATAAACGTAAAGATGAGTGGGTTAAGGTAAAGTTTGAACCAAATAATGAAGATCATATTCAAATTAAGATGCAGCATTACGCTCAGGCTGAAATAGATTTTGTACATGAGACTTTAGAAATAGGAATAAATGTATTTAGGGAAATCAACTAGTAGTACTTAAAGTATACATACACATGTGTTAAGTAGTACTTAGAGTATACTAAGGAAAAACGAGGATGTCAAGAAAAAAATGATTACAGGTAAAAAAAATAATAAAAAACCTACTATAAAAGAGATAGCAGGAATGATCGGAGCCTTAATGGTTCAGTTAGAGCAGTTAAAATTGCAAGTTTACAACGGCGATAAGGCCCTAGATGAATATATGGACATGAAAGGTGACAAAGAAGACTTTATAAAATTTTTAGAAAAAAAATATCCACTAGATGATAAAGATAACGAGAAGACTGAAAGCAAATAACTTTGAATCCGTTGATTATGAAGTATATCCCAAAGAAGAATTTAAGAAACTGGGTAAGAAATACAAACACTGGGACAAATGTAGTCAAGGTGATTGGGGAATTAGTGACGATGGTTATGTGGCTGAGTGTTTACAGCGTAACATTTATGGTACAAGTGTTGAAATGGTGTTTCCATATGGTAGGCAATGGGCTAAAAAAACTGCTAAACTAGAGTTTGAACCGCATTATCATAGTAAAAACTACAGTAATGTGTCTACAAAGAGTTATGCAGAGCTAGAAGCAGGTAGAGATAGGGCAGAATTAGCAATAGATGCCTTTCTAGCCTATAAATTAGCAGGTGAAACACCAGATATGTATAAAATTGGTAAGATATATAGACCTGACCAGAAAAAACCAGATATTGCTGTAAGGAAATTATTAAAAACTAAAGAGGTTAAGAAAATTATGGCTGATAAGTTAAAAGAAATATTAGTTGATAAAGAGATTGATGAAGGATATGTATTAGATGTAATGAAAGATGCAATAGATACAGCTAAAGTTAAAGAAGATCCAGCAAATATGATACGTGCTGCAAAGGAGTTGTCTGTATTTTTAGATATGCAACCCAAGAATAAACAGGTTACAGAGTCTATAGAAATGGATATGTCTCATCAAATAGCAGATACGTACGATAAACAGACTAAGAAGTTAAAGGCAACACAAACGAGAATGTTAGATGAAGAAAACGATTAAATTAGAAGGTAAGAAAGATGATATGATACTGTTCCTTGCTGTACTTACAGAAGTAGCAGAAGATTTTAAACTTACTGTAGTTATAAAAGATTAATGGATAAAGATAAGATATTATTAGAAATGGAGCAGGATATGCTTCTATTTGGTAGAATGGTTATGCCAAATATGTTTAGTGAAAACTCACCAGGGTTTCATTATGATATAGTACAGGAACTAAATACTGATAATAAACAAATTAATATTATAGCACCACGTGGTCATGCAAAGTCATCTATTGTTGCTGGTGTTTATCCTTTATGGCATTTAATGATGGATAAAGGTACAAAAGTTATTGTATTGGTATCTAGAACACAATCGCATGCTACAAAGTTATTAGGTACAATAAAAGATGTATTAGACTACTCTCAAGAGTTTAGATATTTTTTTGGATACTGGGGACAGAACTCAGCTAGGAAATGGACTAATACAGAAATAGAATTAAAAGATGGAAGTATTATTATATGCAAGGGTACAGGACAGCAAATTAGGGGAATCAAACATGGGAATCAAAGACCAACTTTACTTATACTGGATGATCCAGAAGACGAAGTTAATACAAAAACTTCAGAAGCAATGGAATATAATTTACGTTGGCTCCTGCAATCTGGTGTTCCATCACTTGACCCGCTACGTGGTAGAATTTGTGTCATTGGGACTCCGCAGCATGAACGGTGTATGGTAGAGACATTAAAAGATATGAAAGGTTGGAAGAACTTACAGTTCAGTCCTGACCTAGAATCTGGTACTGCCCTATGGCCTGAAGTATGGCCCATAGATAAATTAAAGCAAAAGAAAGAAGAATTAGATAGTATTAATAGATTATCTGTATTTTACAGAGAATATCTTTGTCAAATTGT